CAATTAACCGATAGTGTAGTTGCATTAGTTAAACTTACAGTATTAGCACTTGTAATAGCCCCTGTATCTGATTTAATAAATTCTACTGTTGGTATTCCACTAAAATTAGTTCCTGTAATATTTATAGTTGTAGCACTAGCTGGTGCAATAGTTTGACTCACATTAGCTATTGTTGGTTTTGTTTCTCCAGTTGGTTGAGCAATCCAAGATAAAGTTCCAGATCCATTTGTACTTAATACCTGGCCACTTGATCCTGTATTAACTGGTAAGATAAGTGTGTATGTAGCACCAGCTGAATGAGGAGGTGCTTGTATGCCCACACCATGACTATTTTGACTACAATTTAAAACTAATTTTCCATCAGCACTTGATCCATCGCCTTTAACAGTTAATGGTGTAGATGCTTGTATTGTTTTATCGCTTATAGTTGATGGAAGTCTAGCATTGTTTAAAGTTCCACTTGAAATATTTCCAGCACTAAGTGCGGCAACATTAAATGTACCATAAGCAACCAGGTCTACAATATCACCAGCCGCTAAAGCACTTGCAAAAACTACACTTGTGCCTGAGGTTACAGTTACATCAACTCCATTTACTTGCTTGATTCCATTTAAGAAAACATCAATGAAGCCCCCATCATAACTAAGACTGTTCCCATTATTATCGTTGCCTGTTACTGTTGTAGGTGTACCACTAATTGTGTAAGTAAATCTTTGTGAAGTTCCATTTACACTTGACCCAGCATTTTGCCATGACGACCCATTAAAAACATAAAGTATATTTTGGGTAGTATTAAAAAATAAATCACCAGATGACATACCTGATGCTGGATTTGATGATCCAAACGAATAGGTATTAGCATAAGAATTAACTGCGTTTATGTTTGTAGCTACTGTATTAATATTTGTACTGTTATTATTTACAGCTGTAACTGCACTTGAAATATTATTAACACCAGTAATTGCACTTGAGATACCAGCTAAAGTTGATACTTCATCTGCTTTTGGAACTAATCTGTGAAAATTGTAAGTATGGTTTGTTGTAGTAGACTCAACTAATATACCAAAACCAGCGGCTAAAACTGTATTAGCACCGCAATTATTTAAAGTAACTGTTGAGTTTCCAACTGTACCATTTGAAATTGTAATAACACCACTACCATTTGCGGTATGACTTGATGCTAAAGTTGCTACACTAACAATAGTACCAGCACCATCATTGATGTCAGGGTTAGTATTTGGAAAGCTAGTTTCATTTGCAATTGGTACAAAGCCACCAACTTCATCTACTAGGTTTGTAATTCTATTTGATATGGCCGCAGTTGTTGCAATAAAATCATTACTGTCTGACCAGGTTTGAGTTGAGTTAATTAACTCTGATGTATCTTTATTTAAAAATCTAGTGTCTGCCGCTGATGTTGTATAAAAAGTAGTATCATTAGGTGTATGGCCTGATTGCTCTGAGTTTGTAACTATTGCGGCATCTGCAATTTTACCAATTGTTACAGCATCATCTGCAATCTTAGCAGTTGTAATATTTGAGTCAGCTATTTTTGCTGTTGTAACATTTGAGTTTAAAATTTTAGAAGTAATTACTGAATCTGTTGCTAGTTTAGCAGATGATATATTGCCATCAGGCAAAGTAACTGTTTTACCACTTACATCTAAAGTTGATGCAAGTTTATCAGCTGTAACCGCACCATTAACTAATTTAGCTGTACTAATTGAGTTATCAGCTGGTATTAAAACATTAGGTGGTATTGAATTATTTGTAGCTGAAAGAGCCGCTAAATAAATTGTTAAAGTTTCGTTTAATAAAGTTCCACTATCCCAAGTAACATTTACTGTTGTGTTTGTTGAAAAAGAAGATGATGAAATAGTTCCATATCTATAAACCGCAGATGAGCCCAAATAAACTTTAACTCTTCTATTAGCATGATAAACAGCAGTTACATCAGATCCATTAATTGTAAAAGATGATGCACTAGCATAAGCACCAGTAAAAGCACCATCGCCATCACCATAAATTACCCACTGTGAGTCATTATACCACTCCCTAACATTAACCATTAAAGCTCTAATAGCATTATTTAGGTTACTAGGTAGCATACCCTCAGCAACATCAATTCCATTTAAAGAGGTGTTGTTTGCTTGTACTATTCTATAATCTTTTATTCCTGACATTTATTCTCCTAATTCATAAACCAACTAAAAGCTTTATCGCTTTCAGTATTATTTTTGTTAATTAATGTATTAACCGCCTCTTCAATCTGTCTTTGAAAAAATTCTTGTGTTTCAATTGAGTAACGAACATTATCTATATTTATTGTATCAGCCATTATCTGTTACCGCCTGGTGATGCTGTTAAATCTATTCCTTGTGCATGATTCCAAATACTTCCAGCTGGTATTTTTACATTTGCTCTCATGTATCTGCCTGATTGTCTTACAGGGTTAATACCTGAGCTGTTCATTGCGCTTGATGTAGATGTTGTAACTGCATCGGCCAATCTATCTCTTGTTTTTACAGTTACACTTGCACTAGCATCAACTATTGGTCTAATACCAGTTATATCAGCTCTAGCATTTGGAAATATTTCAGTTTCTTTAGTTTCTATTTCTGCCTCTAAAGTAGTTCCAGAAAAAATAGCCGCTTTAAAATTTTCATCAATAGCACCTAAGTATAAATGTCCTGTTGTCCAAAAATCTGTATCAAGTGAAATATTAATATCATCTAAGTTTTCACTTACAATATCCATTAGCTCAACTGTGTTAGCTATTACAAATTGTTTAAAAATTTGTGATGCTTTAACTTTAGCAACTGACCATTTTTGAGTTACATAATTATAAATTAATAATTTATCACAAATACCAGTAGTATTTGGATTATCTTTACTTGGATATAACCATATAGCTAATTGATTAAATGGATCTACTGCCGCTGTAATTCTATCTGTATAAGCTTTGTTTAAATCACTTTCAAAAAATCTATTAACTTTTTCTGCACCAATTGGTAATACTTGATCACCATTTAATTGATAAAAACCATCTGATGAGTAAAAGAAAACTTGTCTGTTGTCCTGGCAAACTGTTTGGCCATAAACTGCGCCCCTGTTTGGACTTATAACTGAAAATCTAAATACTGTTGAGCCACCAACAAAATCAAGTCTTGTTATTTGATCTTGCCTAAAAATGTAACCAATTTCACCTGAGGTTATGGCCACAACCTGACCACCACTACCAGGTAAATCTTGTAAATCAGATGATTTAACACCACTTTCCCATGTAGAAATATCGTTTAAACCTGACCATTGTACTCTGTTTTTGGCATTTTCAATATTACCAGTCACCAAAAAATCCCTTACAACACCACTTATTTTAAATTTAGCTGGTACTGTACCTGAGCCTTGTGCTGTAACTAAGCTTTGCAGTGTTGCAAAATTAGTTGATGTACCCATTAAGTAATACATTGGTGCATCTTTGCCATTACTAGCAATTATATATTGGCCAAATTGTGTAAATGTAAAAAAATCTGTATCTGTACCACTAACAGTACATGAGCCTTTAACACTAGCAAAAGTACCAGATGTTAATTTATAAATATTGTCTTTAGTACCCACAAAAGTAAATACTGTATTTGTATTATCTCTAAAACTACCAGCACCTTTAGCATTTTGTGTTACATTAGATGCACCACTATAAGCTACCAAACCTTTAACTGGTTTATAGCTTGTTTGTGCATGGTACACATTTGTAGCCACAGTTGCGCCTGGATTCAAATGAGCTGGTTGGTCTGGCAACCATTCGCCAAAAGGTAGTTGCATAATATTAACCTGAGTTTTGTGTTGATGTAAAATTAGATTGGAAAGATGATGCTACTGTATCTTGACTTCTTACTTGTAAAGGCGATCCACTAAATTGATCTTCCCTGTCATTTAGCTCTAATCTTTCTAAAGCTGTTGCGTACATCTGTTCCCATTTACCTAATCTAACTGGATCTATGCCACCTAAAAAATTGGCCGCATGAAACAAAGCACCATACAAATAAATTGCTGGATGGTTTGTTAAAATATAATTTGTTGCAGTTGATGCACTTAAAGCATCAAAACTTTTATAATAATTTAATACACCAGAATATGATGTATCTGGTTTTGGCATAAATCTAAATGTACTGCCTAAAATTGTATAAGCTACTGGTACACCAGTATTTGATGTGCCTTTAGTAGAGTCCATTTGTGATGGAGTCATATATCTTAAAGGATATTTAGTTGCCCCACTTAATATATAAAAATCTCTTACTTGTAAAAAACCAGTTGGTAAATTTTCTGTTTCAGCATTAACTGTAATTGTTGTTTGAGCTATCATATCTCTAACTCTTAATTTAGAGTTAAGATCCGCCTCAGTTAATTTAATAAAATCATCTTGTATTTCAGATGTTAAATCTGATCTATTTAACCAATTAGCAATTGATGCTTTTAATTCTGTATATGTTGATAGTGCCATTAAAATTTTCCTGGTGCTGTTCTAAAATATCTAAAATCAGAACTATTTAATTTTTCTTTTAAAATTTTGCTTTGAACTTCTTTAGGTAAAGCAAACCAATTACCTTGATTGGTATCTTTGTTATATTCTTTAGCCCATATTTCTAAAATTAAAGTTGGAATAGATGCTATTCTTTTTAATCCTTTACCTGGACTATAACCATCATTTTGGTTGTATAACTTTTTATTGTGTTCAATAATTGGTTTAAAATCTTGAGACCTTTTTTGAACAACTCCATTTTTATCGTTATCAAAATAAGTATTAGTAATTAAACCATCTTTATCTTCAAGTATCTTTCTTGCCATTATCTTCCTTGACCCTTGTATCTTGTAAGTTTTTTATTTCTTTTTTCAGATTTATTTAAACTTTTTTTATGGACTCTAGGTCTCTTTTTTGGTTTTGGTCTTGGTACAAAGTGAACAAACTTTTGTCTGGCCACTAAGCACTCATTTCAGTTACATAGACATTTGTAGATGATCCATGAA